GTAGCGGGTACCCCATTGGTTGCCCACTCGAATTGCTCGGTTTCGTCGATAATAAACCACGCAGCAGCCCCCATATCGGTCATCATCTTCTCGGCACGTGCAAGGGCTTGGCGGTCGCGGGTATTTGTCTTCATTACGCGGGGAGGTATGCCATATATCTCGCACAACTCCGACCAGCAACTTTGGGCAAAGCGACTGAAAAGTATATGCGGTATTGCCTGATTGATAAGCCCTAAGTCTCCCGCCTTGCCAAAGTCTAACAACCACGTGCCGTACTCAGAGGCATTTATATAGTCTAAGCCCTTATCATCGGTGTAATCTTTTAGGATAATACCCTTTTGCGGTATTACATTTTGGCGGGGTACTAAAGCTACTTCTACATCCGAAAAAGGCACTTCATTACTACCCGTAGGTGCTACCTGCCGATTGAGCTCTATAAGGGTATAGCCAAAGTACTCACTATCTAAGATGTGACTTATAATTTCATTAAACCAAACAGACTTTTGCAGTTGTCGTGTTAGCTCCTCATGTGTCTCGCCATTAGCCTTCTGTATGCTGAAGTTAGCCGAAATAGTCTTCAACTTTCGGTTCTTTATTTGTGAGGTAGTATGCGCATCAAGGAGCATATCACGCACGAGATTATAGTAGGGGAACGTTTTTGGGTTCTCTACGTTCTCTGCCATTGCCATTGCATTTTTCCACGTAAGTACATCGGCACGGGTACGCGCCATTGCCTTGGGAACGATATTGCGGGTAGGTTGCAGGCTGTTATTACCTGCTTTTTTAGTTTTCTTATAGTTCTTATAGGGTTTCATTGCTTGTATTTTCCTTTAACGTTAATACCTTTCTCGGTGATTTGTAATACTTCGGCACTAAATCCGTCTGCTTCTAATTGAATGCGTATATGCCTATCAAGGGCACGAGACACATTTCCATTGAGAGCGTGCTTGATATTCCCTCCAATGATAGGTGATTCTTTCCATTCGCCCTGAAAGGAAAGCATGAGAAATTCGAGGTGCTGAGCGGTACTTTCCCCACAGAAAAAATCGCCCTCCTGTATGACAAGGTCATAATCTGTATTAGTGAGTATATCTTTCATTATTCGTGATTAAATTTTTTACGGGAACCAAAGAGAAAAGGAGTTGTTTGTTGTTGGCTTTCCTCAGTACGAGGCATAATAGGTAACGAACTGATATTTACTTCTCCTTTAGCAAGTCTTTTAAGGTACTCTATTGCTCTATCGTAACGTTCTTTGGCGTGGTCATAGATAATATCAGCGTTGCACAGATCCACTATATACCACTTTGCTACAGAGAGACAAAGGCTCACCACAAGGGCGTTTCTTTCCTCCCCACGCTTGGCAAAGATAGCCTCTACATCATAGCGCGGTCTGCCGTCCAAGTACTCCTTTTTGTCATTGGTGTAGAAGTAGGACTTTACTTCCTGCTCGGCAGTATCTAACGCCTGCAATACTATAGTGTCGTCCCCTTCGGTAATCTGCTCTACTTGGTAGGAGTAGATATTGTTCTTTAAATCTTCTTTTGTTAGGAACATATTAGTATCTGTTATTAACTCTCGCCCCGAAGGCATATTGGTTACTACTTTGTCTATTTCGACCTATGAGCCATTTAAAAGCTCCATGCACGGCATCGGGTCCATCATCGTGAGCACCCGAACCTTTTTCAAAAGCTAAGAACTGGTCAATAAGCACCTGCATATCCGCGTCTTTCTGTTCACTATTGAACCACACATTTTTGCGCTCAAAATAGCCCGCAAGGCTCTCTATACGGTCAAATTTATCTGCCTTATTTCGTTTGTCAGCTACGATAGGGATATAGTACCCTCGTTTGTCGCCCTCTTGGTCAAAGTCGCTTACAAACTCGTCCATAGCAAAAAGTCCCTCAATCATATAACGGATGTTGTAGCGGTCTAACCGATACTTCTCATACTGGTCATACAGCCATTTAGCACAATGCGCACGGCTTTTTTGCTGCATATAGCACAGCAGTATATGAAACTCCTTGCCTATATTACCCACCAAAATCAAGGCTTTGTAGTCCGCATTTTCCTTATACGACAAGTCCCCATAGAAGCACAAGTTATCATACTTAGAAAGTGGCAATGCCTTTTTATACTGAATATCCTCATACTTAAAAATAGCCCCATCCTCTATGTGGGTGTGCATATACTCACGCATAAACGAGCGGTAAGGCATGCTCTTAAACTTATTACGCCAGTACTCCGCCGAAGTCTTCTCAGGCCATTCAGGAGTAAAGTCCTGCAAGTTTTTCACCGCACACACTCTAAGTATCTTAAACAAGGTGCGACCTTGAGCGATATTACTTTCGTAATTCTGCTCTTCTTGTGGCGTGTTAATCACCTCATTGAAGTACGTTTTAAGGCGGTTCGTGATCGAGTTTTTGTGGAAGTTATTGTTAGCAAATACAAAGCGTTCAGTAGCGTTGTCCTCACTGTCAAAACACCCCCATACATCTTCGGTGATATAGTCTACACTTTCACGCATAATACGGTCATTGTGGATAGACTTCTTGCTATCCACATCATCTACCACTATATAGTCGGGGCGTTCCGACTGTTCTCGTGCCCCTCGCGGGTTTTGCCCAAAACCAAGCGACATAAATCGAACCCCATCATTAGTAACAAACGAACCATCCGACCAGTCCCCTGCCGATGACCTCTTGCCGTAATCATTCTGCAAGCGGTTATTGTGTTCCAGCTGTGCCTGTATGCCTGATAGCAGTTTCTTAGCTTTCGGTTCAGTCTCACCTACCAAAAGCATAAATCGCAAATCATTCTTTGCAAAGTACAAGTACAATGGTATGCCCATATCTATATGTACAGACTTTCCTGCCGAGCGGTACATCTCAGCAAGTAAGCGCACCCGTCTATTATCTACTATCAGCTTAGCCAACTTGGCGTGAAACCAAGCACACTTCTGTTTGGCATAATTGGGAAAATAGTACTCAAACCAACGCACATAATCGCTCTCTAAGTTCTTAATACGAGCGGCTTTCTCTTTGGCTGATTCGTGTATGTTCACCGAAGTAGCCTTAGCTATTAGCAGACAATGCTTATCGTAATCAGCTAAGAGCTTAGCATATATTTTATCCTTCTTGCTCATTTTTTACTTTTAGTTGTAAGAATTGTTTGTGGTATTTAATACATTGGGCCGCGAACTCAGCGTCTTGTTGTGATATAAATATATCCAGTTCTTTCAGTACTTTATATACAGTGGTAGGGTCTGCCTGCGTTTCACACCTATCCAATGCTGCCATTAGTTTACCTACATCCGAAGCCGAGAAAGTAGGATCTTGTCCATTCATTACCCTAATGGTTTCTGCTTGTAGCTTCTGTTTGATAATAGTAGGCGAAGCGTGGAAGTTCAAACGCTTGTCCTCCCAATCGTACTTCTTTACCCACTCACCAATAGTGGCAGGGCGTACTCCGTAGAGCTCCGCTACTTCTGCTTGAGTAACCTCAATATTTTCAATATAATACTGTTCTGCCTTAATACGAACAGCGTCTTTTGTTTTTGCCATAGTCTAAATAAAATGCAAAATTGGGGATTGGACAGAAAAAAAACAAAAAGTTGTTACCAGAGGTTACAGAGTTGTTACCAGAGGTTACAGAGTTGTTACCAGAAGTAACAATGTTGTTACCAGAGGTTACCACTTTTTGCGGGGGTAAGAAAGCCGCCTTAATTTTGCGCCAGAAATCAGACAAACCCAAAAAGAAAAGTATATGCCCAGATTTGTACTTAATGATGAGCGCGTGACCAATTCCTATGGTTTTAAGGTCTTATCGGCGGGAATTGACTTAACCCGTTTTGCAACCAACCCCGTAATGTTGGACGGACATAATCAAAGTAATCAAAGTGTGATAGGCTCTTGGGAGAACATCATACTTGAAGATGGAAAGCTCCTTGCCGAACCTCGTTTTGATATGGACGATGAGAACGCAAAAAAAATAGCCGGTAAGGTAGAACGGGGCATCATCAAAGGGGCAAGTATGGGCATAGCTTTCCACAGAGAAGACCTTACCTATGAAGGTGGTGATGTTGTCCTGAAAAAATGTTCTCTTTTTGAAGCCTCCATAGTAGCTGTACCGAGCAATGCCAATGCCCTACGCCTACAGATGGATGGGGTAGAAATTACCGAGGAAGAGATTAAGGAACTTTGCCTATCATTTCCAAAAACAAACCCTAATAACGTACATATGAAGTTACAACTTACACAATTGGCTTTAGTAGCCTTGGGTATGAGCGCCAGTACTAAGGAACTATCGGCAGACGAAATAGAATCCGCTATCTTGGCACTTTCCAAAAACCGTGATGAGCTCAAAGAAAAGCTCACCCTTTCAGAAGAACAACTTAGCGCCTATGTAGCCAAAGAAAAAGCCCAAAGAGAAGCCCTTACAGCACAAATGCTTGACGATGCTATCAAGAGTGGCAAAATCACAGCGGACAAGCGTCAGACTTTTGCTGACTTGGCTGCGCAGAACTTTGAATTAGCTAAAGCCACACTGGAGGGGATCCCCGCTAAGAAGTCTTTCTCCACAGGAGTTACTACCCCTACAGGTACAACAGGAGTAGCTACTATGGAGGACTTCCAAAAGCTCTCCTTAGAGGAAAAAGTAGCCTTCAAGAATGGAAACCCCGAAGCCTACCAAAAGCTCATCGCCTCTATTTAATAAAGAACAAAAGTGAAGAGTGAAAAACTATAATTTAAACCCTATTTAAAAACTAATAAAACAGTATTACAATGGCAATGAATTTTCCAGAAATATGGGAGAAACGTGTACACCAAACACTCTCCCAAGGGGGTACAGCCGACTTTTTGGATGGCGTACAAGAATTGGACGGAGATGTAATGGAAATGGGTGAAAACAATGTAATCCATATCCCCACTACCGAGTTCAAACCCGATGTACTTATCAACAACAGTACTTATCCTTTGTTAGTACAAAGCTACACTGAAAACGAGGTTACTGTTCGCTTGGATAAGTATCAAACCAAGCCTACCAAAGTTACTGATGACCAAATTGTTGGTTCAAGCTATGACAAGATAGACGCCGTAACTCGTGCACAAACCAACGAAATCAGTGTACGCAAGTATGGTAAGGCTATACATGCACTTGCCCCTACACAGAACACTGCGGCTACTCCTGTACTCACCCTTACAGGAACAGAATGTACCTACAATGACTTGGTAGCTCTCAAGGCTAAATGTGATAAGGCGGGTTGGCCATTGGCAGGACGCCGTTTGGTGCTGTGCTTTGACCACTTCAATTCCCTACTCAAGGATAGAGAACGTTTTGGGGATCAACTTATCAACTATCGTCAGGGGCAGGTATCTCCTGTGATTGCAGGCTTTGAAATCAAAACCTACGAACAGCACCCCTACTATAGCAGTGCAGGTCAGAAAATCGCCTTTGACCAAGTACCTACCAGCAGTGACAAACCCGCTTCTGTAGCTTTTGTTGTACCTGCAGTGAGAAAGAAAACAGGGCTTACCAAACAGTACTACTCTGAGGCAAAGCAGGATCCTACCAATCAGGCGAACCTTTTGGCCTATCGCCACTATTTTATAGCGGTACCTTTGGAGAACAAGTACATTGCGGCACTGATATAATTGTTAAACCCCATAGGGGTGTATTGCCATACGCCCCTACTTAAAAGCAAAAAAAATGGACAGTATATTCAAAGATAACCCAGGGCTTGATGTAGCCTACAAAACGGCTGACGGCAAATACTTCTACACCGAAAACGGCGCACAAAACCACGCCCTCACCCTCAAAAATAAAGAGGTAAAAAAAGTAGTACGCACAGAAGAAGCAACAGAGAAAGAGGAGGTGAAAAATGAGGTAGTTACTGAAACAGAGAATCCTAAAACAGTAGTAACTGCTGAACCCTTAGAGCCTTCTCCGGAAAACACTGATAGTTCAGAAGTTCCCGACAATTCAGAAAGCTCAGAGCCCTCTGAAAACTCTGATAGTTCAGAAAGCCCAGAGCCCTCAGAAGAAACAAAGCCCAGCTTTGAACTTAAACCTAAAAACTTTAACAAACGCTAAACAATGAACGGAGTAAAATTCATAAGAAAAAATGGTGGCTTAGGGCGTGAACTCGCAGGTGAAGACCATATCTCTGGGCTTATTGTCTATGGCGAAGCAGCTGTTGCCCCTACCTTATTGCTTTCAGTAGAGGAGCTAAACGGCAAGGGAATTTTCCCCGATACAGCCCCTGTATTGCACTATCATATAACCGAGTTCTTTCGTGTCAATGAAGGGGCAAAGCTATACGTGCAATCAGTAGCAAGTGCTGACGGTAATTACACTGAAGTAAAAACCCTGCAGGCATTCGCCCAAGGCAAACTCCGACAAATCGCCGTTTGCGACTTCAAAACCGAACTTTCGGGCTTAGACAACGCTCTTAGCAAGCTAAACGCTATCGGCAAGGAGTTAGCCAAACGTATCACCCCTGCAAGCCTTTTGTATAGTTTTAAACTAAAAGCCGAAGATATTGCTAACCTCCCCGATTTGCGCACCAAAAGTGCCGAACTCGTGAGTGTGGTTATAGGTCAAGACGGAGCTGGGCGTGGGGCTTATATCGCACAAACTACCCCTGCAGTGGGTTGTATAGGGGCTGCCCTTGGAGCTATTTCCAAAGCCAGCGTACACGAAAGCATTGGCTGGGTAGAGAAACAGAACTTAGTAACTGTTGCTTACAATAAAGGTCTTACAGGCGATGTGCTGCGAGCCCTTGAATTGGATGTACCCGCTTTAGTGGACGGCACCAAGCTTGGAAGCCTTACCCCTGCACAAGTAGAAGCCTTGCACGGCAAAGGGTATATTTTCCTTACTCAATATGCAGGTAACGCAGGCACCTATTTTAACGATAGCTTTACGGCAACAGCCGCCACCAGTGACTTTGCTTATATAGAGAACAATCGTACTATAGACAAGGCTATCCGTGAGCTAAACCGTGTACTTGTGCCTAAAGTTTCAGGTCCTGCCTATATTGACCCCGATACAGGTAACCTACAAACAGCTACTGTGTCAGCTATCAATGCTCTTTGTGAAGAGCCTTTGGATGCAATGAAACGTAACGGTGAACTCAGCGGCTATAAGGTGTATATCAACCCACGCCAGCGCATTTTACAGACCTCCAAATTAGAGATAGTACTCAAAATAGTACCTGTAGGCACTATGCGTGAGATAGAAGTATCTATTGGCTTTGCCCTTAATGTATAGCAATTTAATAACTGTTTAAAAGCACTTTAAAAATGTTAGAATTAGAACCCCTTATCAACGGAAGAGAGTATGGATGGGCAGATATCATCTGCACTATCGGGGGCGTGCCCGTTACGGGTATTGTTGCCATAAAGTATGAAGAGGAGCAAGAAAAAGAGAACGTATATGGTGCAGGTCGCCACCCCGTGAGTCGTGGGTATGGCAGAGTGAAGACTACCGCTTCTATCACTGTGCTTGCCTCAACTGTAATGGCTCTGAAATCCAAAGCCCCTAAAGGACAATTGCACCGCATTGCACCTTTCCCTATCACGGTGAACTATCAGCCCGATAATCAGCCACTGGTAACCCATATACTAAAGAATTGTGAGTTTCAAAAAACATCTTTTGAATGGAAGGAGGGCGATATGCACAAAGAAGTAGAATTACCTCTTATTGTAAGCCACGTAGTAGATAAAAGCATTTAATTATTATGGAAAAAGAAACGTTTATGTTTGTAGAAGAAAACAAAGTCACCGAACCTGCTACTATTTGTGGACTATCGGAAGCCGAAATACAATCCCTTAAAGAGAAACATGGCGAGTTGGTATTGGTGGAAGTAGAAGCCGACGGGCAGACTCATCAAGTGATCTTCAAAGAACCAACCTTCAAACACTTGGAAGCAATGACCAAGATCTCCAAGACCGACGAGGTGAAAGCTGCCGAAGTGGCTTACCTGAACTATGTAGTGAGAGCTGATGAGGCTATTGTGGGGCGCGATATGCTCAAACTCAAAGCAGTAGAAGCCCTAATGCTAAGGGTACAAAAAACGAGGGCAACCGCAAAAAACTTATAGGCTCACTACAGAGTGAGCCCAGTGAGAAAGAAGAGTGGAAAGCAGAGGCACTGATTCGTGCTAACTTTGGGGTAAACCCCGAAAGTCTGCAAGCCAGTCAGTGGTGTAAACTCTATGCCCAAGCAATGTGGTTAGAGCATTGGCGTATGCAAAACCAAGCAGAGTTATTTAAGGTACTTATGGGTGGATAGTTTTACCTTTTTGGGGTAGATATTGCTATATACCAAGCAAAAGAAAAATATATGTAAGCTGATGTAGATACTAATACCCCCCACTTCGTAAAGATTCCATAGTATGGAACTTATCACAAATACTATAAAAGATAGGATATAAACAAGCCAAAATAGTGTTTTCATAGTAGTATAAGTTTAACAAGGCAAAGTTACAAAAAAGAAATGAATAATACATTTAATTATGGTATAAATTTCAATATAGCAGGAGATAATCAGGTTTCTGCTGTATTTGTAGCCTTGTTCAAAAACATGGATATACTACAGGCAGAGATTACCCAGATTAATCAGACTCTGAATACCTTTTCCGAAAATACCACTAAGGCTATAGAAGGAGTATCTAAAACGATAGAGGAAAGTACAAAACTATCCAACATAAACTTTGAGGCCTTTCTTAATCTGACTGATAGGGCAGCCTCAGCAGCGGCTAACTTATATGCTCCCGGCATAGCTCTTGAAAAGAACTTATCCGAACTCTCGGCCATTACTGGAGTTACAGGCGAAGGCCTCAAAGCTATAGAAATGGCCGCACGTGAAACTGCTAAAACCTTTGGTACTTCGGCAGTAGATAATGTGGAAGCCTATAAGATGATGCTTTCACAGCTTAGCCCAGACATCGCCAAGAATAGCGAAGCAATGAAGCTGATGGGTGAGAATGTGAATATTCTCTCCAAGCAAATGGGAGGCGATACCATAGCCGCTACTGATGTACTCAATACTTCACTGAATCAATTCGGGGTGAGTATGGAAGACCCTATCAAGGCGGCAAAGGTGATGACAGAGATGATGAATGTGATGTCCGCCGCTGCCCAAAATGGGTCGGCCGAACTCCCGCAAATCAAGCAAGCATTAGAGCAGGTGGGTATGGTAGCTAAGACTACGGGTCTATCATTTGCCGAGACCAACGCTTATATTCAGCTATTAGATCAGGCAGGTAAGAAAGGAAGTGAAGGAGGGATTGCCCTTCGTAACGTACTGACTACTCTTTCAGAGGGTCGCTTTACTTCCAAACTTGCTGCCGATGGACTTAGGGAAGCGGGGATCAGTACTGATTACTTAGCCGATAGTAGTGTGCCCTTGCACGAGCGATTGAAAACCCTGCGTAAGATACAGGGCGACACTGCCCTGATGACTAAGGTATTTGGAAAGGAGAATATGGCTGCCGCCATTGCCCTTATCAATACGGCTGACGAAGCTGAAGCGATGTCTAAAAAGATAGAAGGCACTAACTCGGCAGTAGAGCAAGCAGGGGTAATTATGGAGAGTACCGCCGAAAAGAATGCACGCCTTACCGCTCAAGTAGAAGACTTTAAGATTTCTATTTTCAACGCAACGGGAGGAGCATTCGGATACGCAGGAGCACTAAGTGATATTGTTCAACAAATGACAGGACTTGCACCTATAGGAAGCGTCTTGATTAATACCTTTTCCTTTCTTACTAACGCACAAAAAAGGGCAGCCCTATGGACAAATATTTGTTCGGTGGCTACCAAAGGAATGGCAGTGGCACAGGGAATTCTGAACGCTATTATGAATATGAACCCTATTATGCTGGTGGTAAGTGCTATAGGGGTGCTTATAGGATATGTTACGGTAGCTATTAGCTATTTTGACTCCTTTGGCTCTACTATGCTACTCCTCTTAGGCCCTATAGGTATGCTCATTAGTGCCTTTATGATGATAAAAAGGCATTGGGATAGTATAGTCGAAGCCTTTAAGTCAGAAGGTATTTTAGCAGGTTTTAAGCGTATAGGCTTGGTGTTATTAGATGTAATAATGGCACCATTACAAAAGATATTAGGATGGGTTGCCGAGCTCACTGGTTGGGAATGGGCGGCCAATGCTTCAGGGAGTGTGGAGGAGTTTCGTAGGAATATGGACTTAGTCTCTGATGAGGCTAAGGCTAACACCCAAAAAGACGATAAGCCACAAGAAGTAACAGTAGTAGAGAATAAAGATAGCTTTGACCTTACTAAAAATAAACCTACTGTTCCCACAGTTGGGGGCGTGGCAGCTACCAAAACAATGAATAGCACGGGGGTAGGAGGTGATAAGAGTAGAAGCGAAAACAAAGTGCGTAACCTTAGTATTGGAAAGATGATGGATAATTTTAATATCTATATGAATGCCGACAAAGGATTAGATAAACAACAACTCCTACAAGCAGTAAGAGAAGTATTACTAACTGCTACTGCCGACTTTGCAGGGGGTAATGATTGACAAATATGATTGATTTTAATTTTCAACCACAGCCAGAAACAATTGCTAAAACGGTAGCCTTAAACTTGGCTTTTCGCTTTGGTATGCAAACGGGCAAGCCCTTAGAGGTTAAGAAGTTTGATGGCGAGTTTGTCACAATGAGTGACTTAGAAAATCGCCCTTGGCTTACCTCCTTGCGTATGAGTACCCACCACGAGGGCGAGCGTTATAGCCTGTTATTTCAGGAAGTGGTTATTTCTGTCACCCAAGAGCGCAATATTGTAACTACTTCCCTACAAGGGAGAGATGGTACAATCAAGGAGTATATTAGTAATGGCGACTATGGTATTACTTTGGATATAGCATTAACAGACTATGAAGGAGAGCCAGACGAGCAGACAGACGAAGAGTTTTTATTGCCAAAGCAAGACTACCCTATAAGTCGCTTAGAAACTCTTAGAAAACTGCTCACTACGCCACAAACTGTAGAGGTGGAAAGTGATTTTCTATATGCTTTTGGGATTCGTTCTGCTGTGGTGACTTCCTTCTCTTTGCAACAGGAAACACACAGCAATCGCCAGAGCGTACAGATACAAATGCTTTCCGATGAGCCTTACGAAATCAAACAAATACAACAAGACGAGTATGTTAAGATTAGTAAGTAGAATAACCATTGAGACAGGTAGCACCCGCTGGCAATTCAATTCTGTAGCCGAGTGTAACATTGTAGAAGATATGGAAAGCCTTACCGACACCTGTGAACTAAAACTGCCACGCAATATTCGCTGGCAAGGGTATATAAGTGAAAAAGGTATGCCCCCAATCAAGCGAGGTGATCGCATTACGGTAGAACTCGGTTATGATGATGACTTAAAAGTACGCTTTGCAGGTTACGTGCGTTCGGTAGATGCCAAAGTGCCTATCACCATAAAATGTGAAGATGGCATGTTTCTACTAAAAACGCTAAAAGCCGAGCCTAAAGCCTTTAAGAACGCTACCCTCAAAGAGATAGTGGAACATCTGCTCAAAGGCACAAATATTAGCTACAAACTCATTGATGATAATATACAAGTAGGAACCTGGCGTATCACCCAGCCCAACGTATCGCAAGAGTTGCAAGAGCTAAAAGACAAGGTAATGCTTAGTAGTTACTTTAGGCTTATAGACGGAGAATCGGTGTTGTACATTGGATTAGCCTACCCTATAGACAATCGCGAAAAACACCTTTTTAAGCACGGCAAAAATATCATCAGTGAGGATTTTACTTACCGTGATAAAGATGATATAAGGGTACGAGTGGAGGCACAGAGCTTTAACGCCAAGCATAAGAAACTCACCTACGAATATGGTGACAAAGACGGAGAAGTAATAAAGCTCCGCATAGATGGACTGACAGAAGAGGAACTAAAGAAGTACGCAATGCAGGCGTTGGAAAGATACAAGCAAAGTGGTTTTAAGGGCTCTTTTGAAACCTTTGGTGTACCCGAAGTAAGCAAGTGCGATATGGTGGAAATACACGCCTCCGATGGCAATAGTGGTACTTATTTAGTGAAAAAGAATGAGATTAGTTTTGGTACAAACGGCTATCGTCAAAAGATTGAATTAGGGAATGCACTATGATAAAAGATCTGATACAACAATTGGCTTATACAGGGCAGGAACTATATGTTAAGGTATGTAGAGTAACTTCTGTAGATGAGGAGGCTAAAACTGCTGATGTAAGCCCCTTAGATGGTAGTTCACCTATTAACGATGTATATTTAGTAGTAGACTTTGATAAGGGAGGTTTTTACCTACAACCAAAAATAGGTTCGCTGGTATGTGTGGCTTTTATCAACAAAGAAACGGCAATAGTAGTAGGAACCTCCGAGCTGGAGAAAGTAGAATGCATCTTGGGAGGTTTTACCCTAAAGATAGAAGGTGGTAAATTGCAACTTAAAAATGAACAAGCAGACTTTAAAACCCTTTTAAACGACCTTTTAAAGGAACTTAAAAATGCTATCATACAAACCCCTTCAGGCCCTGGTAACTTTGCCCCACAAAATGTAGCAAAGTTTGACGAGATTAACCAAAAAATCAACCAACTATGGCACTAAACAAACAAGCCCTCAAACAAGGCATTATTGCCCTTCTGCAGGATATGCTTACCAAAACCGATAACAGTATAGAAGAGTATGCCGAGCGCTTAGCCTCCCTTATTGACGCCTTTGTCCGCGGTGGTGAGGTAACGGTGCTAGCAGGAATCACCCTACAGGCGGGGACTTATACGGGTGCCACTACAAGTGAAGGAAAAGGCACTATAAATTAAAAAATAAACAAACAACGATGATAACACTCAATTACATTCTACAAGGATTTGGATTTAGGGATAGCAAAGACTTCCTACACTCTTCCTTTGGTCACACCTTTTCAGCTCTTTTTATCAAGATGGACGTAATACTCTCCTTTTTGTTTGCCACTGTGCATTTTCTCTTTGGTTTCAATCACTTATTTCTTACCGCTTACGTGGTATTGCTCGTATTTGAATGGATCACAGGAGTGCAAGCCTCCCGCAAGCGAGGTGAAAAACACGAGAGCCGCAAGTTTGGGCGTATGTTATTGAAGATAGCCACCTATCTTGTACCTATCTATATACTGCATACTTTCTCGGCTAATGTAGAGTTTCCAAGTCTTGGAGGTTTTGAGTTTGACCCTTTCCACTGGCTTTACTGGATAGTACTTATAGGGATTATATGGCAACTCGTGGTGAGTCTCTTGGAGAACTTAGACTGTTTAGGCTTTCGCTTTGCTAAAGTACTGCTCAAGATAATTAATAAGAAGTTCTATAAAACTTTTGAATTAGATGACAATAACAGTCCTACATAATCAGTCACTATTAGACCTCGCCCTACAACATACGGGTACAATAGAAAGCGTCTTTGAGTTGGCAGAGGCTAACACCCTTAATATCACTGATGATGTACAGGCGGGCAAAACCTTAGTATTACCGGCAGAGGCCTTTACCAACAAAGATATTTTAGGCTACTACACTGCCAAGAATTTGCAGCCCGCAACGGCTTTTTCTAAGGAAGATGAACAAGTTTTTGAAAGACTTGAGGGTATTAGTATATGGGCAATAAATTTAGATTTTGTAGTAACACAACAATAACTATGGCACGAACGATACAAGAAATACAAGAACTCATCTACCAAGCCAAAGCACAAGAGCTTGCTTTGAATGAGCTCAACAGCACCTCCAAAGTAGCTATATGGCGCTTGTGGGTGTATATTATAGCGGTGGCGATATGGAGCTTAGAGAAGCTATTCGACCTACATAGGGCGGATATAGACAAGCGTTTAGCAGAACTCAAACCCCACACCGCTCGTTGGTATCGCAGTAAAGCCCTTGCCTTTCAGTATGGTTTTGACTTATTACCCGACAGTGATAAGTTCAATAACACGGGACACACAGAGGAACAGATAGAAGCAAGCAAAATTGTCAAGTACTCTGCTGTTGTGGAAAGCCCAAATGAGGGGCGTTTGATAGTGAAGATAGCGGGCGAACAGGGCGAGCAATTGCAACCTATTACCGATGCCCAAAAGCAAGCCTTTGCCGCCTACTTACAGGAGATAAAAGACGCGGGTGTACGCCTATCGGTAGTGAATTATCAACCCGATATTCTGCACTTGCAAATGAAGATAGTATATGATCCTTTGGTACTTGATAGCAATGGACAAAGTATCATCCACGCCACTAAGCCCGTAGAAGAGGCTATAAAAAGCTACTTAAAACGCCTACCATTTAATGGCGAATTGGTCTTAGCGCATCTCATTGACGAACTTCAACAAGCAGAAGGAGTGAGGATACCACATTTGGTACTGGCACAGAGTAAACATATTGGAACTAATGGCAACTATGGGGCATTCGAAGCCATAGAGATAAGCAAGATACCCACTGCCGGCTACTTTACCATTGATAACTTTAACGACATCACTTATGTCAGCAACGTATAATTTTAATATTGACAAACTGCTCGTACTGCTTACCCCTACTTTCCTACGAAAGAGAAAATTAGTGGCGTGGCTAAGGACATTAGCAATGCCTCTGAACAAACTATTAGATGACTTTAAAGTACATAGAGAAAGAGACTTGTATAACCTTATCCACAACAGCCAAGTATGTTACCTTCGTAAAGCTCTTAATGATGAGTTTGACCCTCAGCTAAGACGTATTAAGATAGAAGACGGCAGGCAAAATCAAAGGTTGTATATCTATCCGAGAAGTGCTAATAGACCTTTGTACTTAGGAAGGGTCTTCCTATACCAAAGGGGAGCATATATAGATGGGGGCGTAGATTTTATAGTGGTATTACCACAAGGTTTGGAATATGATAGATATAAACTCGAAGCCCTTGTGAATTTCTATAAACTCGCGGGCAAGAGATGGACAATAGAGATAACACATTAATAATATGAATAGTATATACACAGAACACAATGCGGGTTACCCCTTTGATGTGGCATTCCTTGCCTTTATGCAAAATAGTTACCGCCTCTTCAATAGTTTAGGCTGTATGGCGGGAAATAAGGCAATTATCTCAGGTTGCGAAGAGAGAGGAAACACCATTTCCCCCGGTACTGTTTTTATTAATGGAGAGCTTTTCCCCTTTGAAGGCGGAGCGAAAGATAGTACAGTGTTTATCAAAGAACTCACCAATGAGGTAACCTTTGAAGATGGATTCCTACGCCCATTGGAAATTATTAGAAGTGTAGCCTTTGGTAGGTCTGTTCCTGAAAAGACTTTCAATTGGGAGGATTTTAAAAGAGTGAATAACCTACAAGAATTAGGCAAAAATAAAACAGATAACACCGAGACTAAAAAACTCCTTGAGCGCATTGAAAAACTCGAAAAACAAAAGCAAGCTGTACCTATTGGGCTCATCGCTCTATGGGGCAAACCAGCTAATGAAATACCCGCAGGCTGGCGTGAATACGTGAACTTACGAGGTAGAATGCCGGTAGGTCTTGACCCCGACTATGTTAAGAAACCCGAAGACTCACAAGACTATCGCCTTAACGCACTCAACCAAAGTGGAGGTGAACGCTCCCACAAACTCACTATTGATGAGATGCCAAGCCATAGCCATAACATTGAGAATATACCCTGGTTAGTCCGTGATAATGATAGAGGAGCCTTATCTTCTGACTTCAGTGCAGATGATCCTGATAGTCGCACTACCTCACCTACAGGTGGCGATCAACCTCACAATAATATGCCTCCTTATCGTGTGGTGCAATTTATTGAATACGTAGGATTCTAAATAGAAATAAATATCGTAATATATAATTTTTTTTAATATGACATCAAAAAAAACACTCAAAAAATGGTTTTCAAACTTTATGAAACCTGCGCAAGAGCATTTTTATGCTTGGATTGATAGCTTTTGGCACAAAGATGAAAAGATTCCAATGGATTCCATTGAGGGATTGGAAAGAATCGTAGAAGGTACAGCCTCGGCAGGTCAGCTACTCAATCATCTTAGTGATACCAATGCACATAGAGCATTGTTTGATAAAAAAGTGGATAAAGAGGAGGGGAAAGGGCTATCCTCCAATGACTACACAGATGAGGAAAAAAGAACCAATGAAACCAATGCTAAAAAACGAGTGGTGGGGATTACTGTAACAGGGGATGTTACAAAAACTCTTACTATTACCCTTGCTGATGGGGAAACGATGCAAGCTACTTTTGATGATAAGGATACATTACCCGAAAATGTAGCCGATATCAAGCTCAATTCTCTCATGTTTGACAAGGATACGGGAGTGCTCACAGGGCACAGAAGTGATGGAACACCTCTAACAGTTAATCTTGACGGCCGTTATGCCCTTATTGATCACACTCACTCTTGGGGAGACATTAAGAATAAGCCGAGAGTGGAAACAAGGCGAGATAAAGATACTGTTATCTATGGTATAGAGGGAATAGGTGAAATTTCTGTACCTGATTCAGAAAAATTAGTGGAAAAAGTAAAAAGTGAAATTCCAGAAGGCATTACTCCTGAACTGAAAGAGTATTTAGAAAAACTCAAAAAGTTAATACTTTTTGACTCCATGGGAAAAGCTATTTTTTCATGTGATAAAAGAATGGATTTTTATTCAGAAGGGGAAAAAGTTATGTCTATTGATGGAACTTTTGGTCTTATTCCTGAAAAAGATGTACTTTGGTCGAATTTACCTGAGGACAAGAGACCAGCCTATGAAATAAATAGGAGAAAAGGTGTAGAATACATTCAAAAACAAATAGATGAAATTAATACTACTACTTTCAGTAATCTTAGTAGCGAAATAAGTGGACTAAGAGAACAAATAGAGCAGTTAAAACTACGAGTTGGAATGTATTAAAACTACAAGTTGGAATATAAAAATATAGGCACTACCTTGTTTACCTTGAGGTAATCGGGAGATAAATGGTAGTTAATATTAACATGGAAAATGGGAAAAATGAAAAAAAGTACACGTACTATTCACTATCTTGTAGTCCACTGTTCTGCTACACCAGAGGACAGAGAGCACACCTCCAAAGACATCGACCTATGGCACCGTCAACGAGGCTTTAATGAGATAGGCTATAACTACATCGTCCGCCTTGACGGCACCATAGAGGACGGACGAGATGTAGATAAGATACCCGCCCATGTGGAGGGACACAACAAGGACAGTATAGGGATCTGTTACATAGGTGGGGTGGATAAGAATACCCTCCAACCCAAAGACACCCGTACAACTGCTCAGAAGGAAGCGCTTGTAAAGCTGCTCAAGGAACTCAAGAAGTTATACCCACAAGCCGAGATTTTAGGGCATAGAGACTTCCCTGGTGTCGCTAAAGCCTGCCCTTGTTTTAACGCTAAAGACGAATACAAAAACATTAGCAAATGAGAAAATTAACCCTATTATTATTAGCGTTTCTCGCATTAGTAGGTTGCCGTACTCGCAAGGTCGCCACTACCGAGCAACGCCAAGTACAGAAAGAGCATTTTATCCATTACAAGGATAGTTCACAGCTCTTTGCCTATGAAGGTCGCAAAACAGACTTGTCTCACCAGTCCGACCAGTCCTTTGAACTCGAACTCGAAAGCCTCACCGATAGTGTAGGCATTCCCCGTGAACTCATCTACACCCGCATTCGTGACGGCGATAATGAAGTTATAAGAGTACTCAATGGAAAGGTAAAGATTAAAGCTACAAACACCCATTCTAAGAGCCTACAGCAGGCTGATAGTACCCTTACTATAAATACACAGATACAGACAAAAACCGAAGCACAAAAGTACCAAAACCAATACACACAGCAAAGCCGCAAGCACACCCAAAGCAGCCCCATAAGGCACATCCTTTGGCTCTTGCTACTCGCTGTATTAGTATTTATCCTTTGGAAATATAAGCCGTTTCGGTAGAGTTTAAACAGCATTTAAAAGAAGTTTAAACACTGCTAAAATAGGAGGACAAGCAGTAAAAAAATGTCCTCCGCTTTTTAAAGAATCTCACCTCATTTAAAAACACACCCACTGGCTACGGAGGACAATATGTCTTCTGTACCAGTGGGTTTTTATGTTTTATGAGGTGAGATTGCAAAAGTACAAAGAATAACTAAAACAACCAAATAAACTATGAAAAATTATTCTCAATCACCCCTACCTTTTCAAGGGCAAAAAAGGAAGTTTGTCAAACACTTCAAAGAGGCTTTAAAGGCTTTCCCCGACAAGGCTACCTATGTGGATTTGTTCGGAGGCTCAGGACTACTGTCCCATATTATCAAACAAGAAAAAACCATGGCTCGTGTGATATGGAACGATTATGACAACTTTGCTCACCGATTAGAGTGTATTCCTATCACCAATGAGATATTGACTCAATTACGTCCTATTGTAGAGGGAAAAGCCAAAGGAGAACGAATAGATCACCTAAAGCCTGCTATATTGGAGGTTATCAAGCAATATCCTGCCGACAAAGTAGATTTTATCTCTTTATCTGCAAGTTTGCTTTTCAGTGGAAAATATGCTACCTCATTACAAGGCTTGGAGAAGGATAACTTCTATAATTGTGTTATCAAAACTCCCTATAGTAGTGAGGGCTATTTACGTGGTGTTGAACGTAGAAGCACTGATTATAGGAACCTCATTGATGAATTTGCCAAGGTAGAGAATGTTGTATTTATCCTTGATCCTCCCTATCTTTCCACCGATGTCTCATCATATACAGGAGGAAATTATTGGAGACTCAAGGACTATATGCAAATTGTCAAGTGTCTAAGTACAATGCCTATGTATGTTTATTTCAGTTCCAACAAAGGCCAGTTATTAGACCTCTTTGACTTCCTATGTAATGAGTATGACTTCCCCAGTCCTTTCAAAGGTACTGAGCGAATAGTAGTCAATACAAGCGTGAATTTCCTAAGTACTTATGAAGATATAATGATTTACAAAACACCCAAGCTATGAAACCAACTAATAAGATTTGGCAACGCACTCCCATTTCATACTATGGAGGAAAGCAAACCATGTTGCCATATATATTGCCACTTATACCCAAGCATGAAGTATATACCGAAGCCTTTTTTGGTGGAGGAGCTGTGTTTTGGGCAAAGGAGAAAGTCAAAACAGAAATCATCAATGACTTCAATGCCAATGTTTATACGTTTTACAAGGTCCTGCAAACCCGTTTTGCTGAGCTTCAAACCCTCGTAAAGCAGTCAATTGTAAGCCGAGATGCTTACAAAGCCGCATTGGTAATCTACCACGCTCCCTTTGCTTTTACAGAAGTACAAAGAGCGTGGGCATTTTGGTACGCCACTAACTGTGGTTACTCTAACCAAGTAGGCAACTGTCGTATCACCACCAACAGCAAGAATGTGTCAGTCCTTAACAACAAGATAGCCAACTTCACCGACATCTATTCTGCTCGTTTGCAGAACGTGCAGATAGACAATACCGATGCTTGTGAAGTGATATCCTTACGAGACACTCCTAATACTTTTCACTACATAGACCCACCCTATGTAGGGGCTAAGCAAGGCCATTATGGAGGATACGAGCAAGAACACTTCAACGAACTATTACACACCTTAACCACAGTCAAAGGTAAGTTTCTACTCAGTTCCTACCCAAATGAGAAGCTAACGGAGTATTCGGAACAATATGGTTGGTATCAAAGGGAGGTATCCCTATCCTTAGGTAGTAGTAATCGTACAGGCAGAAAGCGTACAGAAGTCCTTACAACCAACTATCCTATATAAGTAAAAAACACGGAGTATTTTCCGTGTTTTTTTATTACCTTTGCCTCATGTATTTTCGTTCAAAAAATGTACTTTTCATTTTGACTTTTTGCACATTTCGTTTTGCCGATTATATAATTTTCCATATTTGAAATAAGTAATGAGTATAAAGACATCACAAAATAACCATACAATATTAGCAATCATTTGGTCATTGATTCCAATTTCTTGATAACCAATTATAGTGCAAAGCAATTCCCAAGCAAAGTTTAAAGCTAATGCCCAAAAAGGAATAGCATAAGTTTTATTTCTAAAACCTATTCGGATAGCATCTACATAGACCACCGTCCAACAAATACCACTAAGGGCTATTAAAAATAATGTTGTATTCATGATGAAGTTATTCAAAACGTTAAAGAATGAGTAATAATATTGTATTGAAAATCAGAAAGAAAACTACGCTCAATCCACTGTCGCCAAGTAGGTAATGCTTACTACTTGTTTCATTCTTCAATAATACTTACGACCCCTACTTCGGCACCAAAGAGAGCCAATACTTGATTTACTTTATCCAAACGCAAGGTTTTTTTTACCCTGCTCCAGTTCGCGTACAAAGCGCAACCCAGCCCCCGCTCACATTGCAAACTCAGGTTGTGTAAGGCGTAAGTTACTACGCCTTAACTCTACAAAAGAAGCGATACTAATTCTCAATGGTTAATTAAAATTCTCTCACTTCATCAAACCACTTTTGCACTTTCTCCTCATCGATCTCAAAAGGCGCTACTTCTGCTAGCTGACATACAGCTTCGTAGGTGTCCTCTCGCTCAGTGGTTTCTATATTGGGTAACCCATTGATAACAGCGATAAGCCCCTCTAATAAGCTCCTAACTTCTTTTTCCTCTTTAGCTTTTTTTACTGCTTTTAGGGTTTCCTTGTAGGCTTTCATTGCCTCTCTGCCGTTCTTGCCTTCCCACGAAGCAAAAGGAATGTTGAACTCTGTAGCAAACCAACTCTTAGGGTGCAAGTTAGAGACTGAAGCATATTCACTCAACTCTCGCGTTTTCTCCAATTCTTTCA